GACAGCACTCAACTACATAGAGAAGCCGATACATGGTCCTATTCAGGAAACATCGGACGAATGGCAGACGTTCACGCTCACAGCATATTGTGGCTGCGAAAAGTGTTGTGAAAAGAATGACCGAATAACTGCAACAGGAACTTGTGCCGTTGAGGGCGTTACCATAGCGGTAGACCCTACGATTATTCCTTATAGCTCACTGGTAGATATCGAGGGAATCGGAACATTTGTCGCTGAAGACTGTGGCGGTGCAATCAAGGGCAATAGGATTGACATATATTTTGAGAATCACGCTGATGCATTGACGTTCGGTGTGTGGGAAGAATGGAGAGTGAGAGTAAGGGAATGAAGCGGCCTAAGCGACTGACAAGAGAACAGAAAATCATAGTATCTTCACATGGGCTTAATGCTAATGACTGGATGCTTGATAAGGAGACGGATTTCTATTTCTATCTTGTCGGCAAAGACGAAGACAAAAAGAAAATAATAGACAAATTTGCAAGAGGAGGAAAGCGAAAATGATTATTACAGACTTGAATGCAATGTATGTTGATGAATTGCAGATATTATGTGCAGCCGGAAACATGGCGGTTGTAATTGAGGACGGCAAGATTACAGGAGCCGTTCAGAAGGAGGACTAAGAGGAATGAATATTAAGCTTTTGAACATGAGGGTTGAGAACTTCATGTGTTACGCAAGTAAGGATTTTGATTTTTACGCCATTACTAAGCTCATGGCGAAGAACGGTGTCGGCAAGTCAACAATAGCCACAGCGTATTTGTGGTGCTTGTTTAACTGTGATTATGAGTTAAAGGATAATCCGGTTGTCAGACGTGAGGTTGACGGAGTATCAGTTGATGATATGGATGTATCTGTTGAACTTACACTTGATGTTGACGGGAAAGAAGTCACTATGAAGAAAGTACAGAAGCGTACTTATAAAGAAGCTGTAAAAGATGGAAAAATTGTAACAACTGTCAGTGATAATAACTCTTATTACATCAACAGCGTTTTTAAGACTTTAACAGCATTTAATGAGTATCTGGGCATTAATATGAAGATGTTTAAGGCTTGCAGTAATATCAATGCTTTTCTTAGTAGAAAGCCGGATGAAATGAGAGAATATCTTTTCAGTTTAATTGAAAGTGTTACGGACTTAGATATGGCAAGGTCAAGAAAAGGGTTGGCAGAATTAGTACCAATGCTCGAAAAATACACCGTCGAAGAAATCCGCTCAATGAATAAATTAATTTCGTCTAATGTTGACAAGCAATCGCCTGTTATTGACGGACAGATTAAGGAAAAGGAAAGAGATATTCAGATTAAGTCTGACATTGATACATCTGACCTTGAACTGCTTAGAAACAGCCTTAAAGAGCAGATTGCTGATTGCATTGCAAAGCAGACTGATAATGACAAGCTGTTAGCTGAATACGATAAGGCTAGTGCAGATATCCTTGATTTGAAGTTTAAGCAGGGAGATTTATCACGCAAGGCTAACGAGGACAATATCAAGGCTAGGAAAGAGATTGAGGATAAGATTGCCGATAAAAAGTTTCTTGTTAAGCAGACAGAAAGGACTATCGGCGAGACAGAGCGTTGCATTGAGCTGTCAAAGAAAAACATTGAGAGTATAACCGGATATCTCGATGTAGAACGCAAGAAGTGGACTGAGGAGAATAACCGTCAGTTCGACGAGAATAGCTTTATCTGCCCTTACTGCGGTAGTGAATACAGTGAGAATAAGAAAGAGCAGTTGAGAGCTGACTTTAAGAAGCATAAAGCAGACACGCTAAAGGCTATCACGGATAACGGAAACCTTTATGCTGACAGACTTAGCAAAGAGAAGAAAACACTTGCAGACCTCGAAGCAGAGTTGCCGGAGCATGAGGAAAGTCTTGGGATGCTGAATACGGCTATCGAAGTTCTTACAGAGCAGTTGACGGAATTGCCGCAGGAGATTGATATTACCGATTCAGAAGAATACAAGGCACTTGCTAATGAGATAGCCGAAAAGGAACAGGCTATTCACAAGGCTAATGACATATCGGCGGTCAAGGCTGAATTAAAGGCACAGGAAAACGAACTTAGGCAGCAGCTGTCAGAGTGTGAGCGAAAGATAGCTGAAAGTAACACAGAGAAAGACGAACAGCGACTTGAAGAATTGAGGGCAGAACAGCGTACACAGGAACAGAATAAGGCTAATGCTGAAAAAATCCTTGACTTGCTTGATGAACTGGATAAGGCGAAGAATGAAACATTATCTGACAGCATTAACAGTCATTTCTCATTAGTTAAGTGGAAGCTGTTTGAATTGAACAAGTCGGGTGGTTACAAGTCAGTTTGCATACCGACAGTTGATGGAAAGTCAATTCTTACAACTATGAGTAATAAGGGTAACAGGATTCTTGGTAGGGTTGATATATGTAACTCTATTCAGAAGATTAGTGGTATGTCAGTACCTATTATCTTAGATGATAGTGAGAGCCTTGACAGCATCAATCAGAAGAAAGTTGCTGAAATGGTCGATAGTCAGTTGATTATGCTGATTGTCAATGATAGCGAGAAATTAGAGATTGTGGAGGGATAATTATGGCAAAGAGAAAATTCAAAATAGGGGACAGAGTAACGGTTACAGATAAGAGTGAAGAAGTTTACGGAATGACTGGAACGATAGTTGGTTGCCAAGACATTGATTTTTTAATCCGGTTCGAGAACTGGCACGACGGTCACAACGGCTTCGTACTGAACAGAGACGGTAATGAAAATGATTGCTGGTATGTAGATGAGAATAGCCTCAGCTTGGCTACAGAAACCATTGTGATTTACCGCAATGGCAATATAGTTACAGCTCTTGACAAGTCCACAGGTAAGAGAGCTGAGGCACACTGCAATCCGGCAGATGAATTTGACTTTCGTGTGGGTGCGAAACTCGCATTCAAGCGTTTGACGGAAGATAAAGGCGATAAGCCTGTTGAGGACAATGAAATTAAGGTCGGGGATACGGTTATCGTTGTAAACTTACTTAAAACGTATAGCTCTTATGCCGATTGGACAGGCTTGAAAGAATATATAGGCAACTACGTCCTTGTGAAAAGACCCTTAAAGGACAAGAAGTATATTGTCCGCAATATTGCTAAGCATGATACTTTCGACAGCACACTTGCACTTATTCAGGACTTAGACACAACACAGGTGTTTATAATCGGTATAGATGGAATTGGGAAAGTAAATTAGGAGGGATTGGAAATGGCAGAAACAACAGCAGTAGCAGAAAAGAAAGCATTTACCACATCATTAAGTGAGTGGAGTAATGCTATGACAGGTCTTATTATTGACGATTATAAGGCTTGTGGAATGGATATGGATGATTATGCAAAAGAGTGCGCTATGGAGGCTATGACAAGCATATTCAATCTTGTCAAGAATGACCCTAAGACTAATATGGGTAATCTTGATACAAGCAATATAAGGGGCATTGTAAAGCGTTGTGCAAGCTTAAAGCTCAATGCTAGCGCATACCCAAGGGAGTGCTATTTCCAGTTAAGGAGTGTGAAAGTAGGCACTGACCCACAAACAAAAGAAGAAATATGGCAGAAGCAGGTCGAAATGGGAATTGAGGGAGCTGGCTACGATTCGCTCTTATCCAACTACGGGAAGAATGTTGATACAGTTTATCCATATTGGGTTATCAAGGAGGGTGACGTGTACGTTCCGCCTAAGCACAAAGGGCTTTCAATCACCGACCCGGAGTGGGAAGAGAAAGGATTGTCCGACAAAGCTGTAAGAGTTGTATATCCTGTGAAGTTAAAGGACGGAACGGTTACTTATTTATCCGCGGACAGAGACAGCGTAAAGATAAATTTACTGTCCCATGTAAAGCAGAATATGCAGAATGAAACTTTCGGAATAATAACCGGCACGAAAAAGCAGTACAACAAGGAAGTGGAACGCACTCGTTATGACGCTACACCGGAAGAGAAAAAGAAGATAAAAGAGAAAAAGGAAGAAGTTCTCAACGCGTTGAGGCAGTGCGAAACCGTAGACGATATGATAAAGTGTGAAATCGCTAGACCGTTTATATCGGGTGCTTGGCTTGATACCCCAGAGAGCATGATTCAGAGGAAAATGTGCAACAATGCCACAAAAAAATTTCCGAAGAATTATGACCCAATGGCAAGACAGGCACAGGTTGAAATGGACGAAGTTTATCAGCTTGCACAGGCTGAGATTGACGAGAACTCTAATACAGTTGAGTTCATAGAAGATAATTCCAGTGCAAGGGCAATAGAAACAACCAAGGAGCAGTCAACAGAGCAGACGGAGTTACCGCCATTTATGACGGCAGAATAGGAGGTTATATGATTACTAGTAACAAGGGAATAGTAACGATTGACGGTAAGGGCGCGGACATTATAGCCGATTGGGGAGTTCTAACCAAAGCGATATATGAAAAAGTGCTCCATGGTGATAAGCAACTCTTTAATATGATACTGAATAAGGCTATTGGATGCCCTGATAAGTGCTCTACCGCTACCAATAGTGATTTTGGTGCAGTTTTAAAGGAAATCATGGAGGGTAAGCATGAGAATAATTAGTCAGGATGGAACAACAGATGTGCCATACGAGCATGTGGCGGTTATCAGGCTTAACAAGAAGATTTACTTCTTTAACAGCAACTTGATTACCGATTCACAGGCGCTTGCGGAGTACTCGACCGAGGAAAAGGCAGAGAAAGCTATGGAAATGTTGAGAGAGCAGCACGAAAAGGTCGCTTTTTTAAAAACGATAATAAATACTGAAAAAGGTACTTCATTCGTAAACTGTTTGTCGGAAACTGTTTTTGATAAGATGACACAGAATTATTTCCAGTTCCCGAAAGATGATGAGGTGGAAGTATGAAAGGGCTAAGAAATTGCCCTATATGTGGTGCTGAAGCTGTTGTTCTTAGAAATGAGCCAGACGGATTTTTTATGGGATATAGTTCTGGCTGTCCGAGATACAGGTTAAACGATGGAGTACACGCAAAGAAGATGTTCTTTCATAATGTAGCCACGAAAGAAAAGGCAATAGAAAAATGGAACGAATATGTTGAGAGGTTTTTGGATGAAGCTTAAATGTATTTCAACTGGCAGTAGCGGTAACTGCTATCTGTTGCACGCAGACAACGGAGAAACGCTTATCCTTGATTGTGGAATACCGATTAAGGAGATTAAGAAAGGCTTAAATTGGAATGTCAAAGATGTTGTGGGTGTGTTATGCACCCATAAACACCTTGACCACAGCAAGTCATTAGACAATTTAAAAAAAATGTCAATGCCAGTATTTGCACCATACCAAAGAAGCTATAACAAGAAGAATTATGGCGGATTCACAATTTATCCGTTTCCACTACAGACATTGGACGGGAATTGGACACATACAGACGCAAATGGCGAACCTTGCCCGATATATGGCTTTCTGATTACTCACAAGGAAATGGGAAGAATGCTTTACATAACCGATTGTGAACTAATCAAGTGGAAGTTTAATGACATAAACCACGTTCTCTTAGGCGTGAACTATGACAAGGATTTAGTTGATACCGACAATCCGAAAGCTAATCACGTTTTCAGAGGTCACTTATCCATTGATACCGCTTGCGATTTTGTCAAGGCTAACGATTCAGACAGCCTGCAGAACGTCATAATGTGCCATTTATCAAGCGAAAATGCTGATAAGGACAGTTTTATTGCCAAGATGAAAAATGCCGTAAATGGGGCGAATGTAGATGTTGCAGAACAGGGTAAGAGTTGGATTTTAAGGAAAGGAGATGAACCACCATTTTAAATGAAGAATATTGCGTATCATTAGCAAGGCACGCAATCGGATTAGATTATAAGAAGCCATACAGACGACATGGAAAATCTTTTTACAAACCATACAGAAACTACTATGACGCAAGTGCTGATGATTGCAAGATATGGAATGAAATGTGCGAAAGCGGTTATGCCCGCATAGGTAAGAAAGATAGATATGGCGGAGCTATGTACTGGCTGACTAGAAAAGGGCTTGACTGGCTTGGCGAAAAGTTAGGTGTCAAGATTTATGACGAAGACGATTAAGACACTCGAAAATAAAAATGTGTGCCTGTTTTAGAAAGGAGTAGAAATGGAGAGATTAACACGGACAAGTGATTCTGGTGAAGCTGCGTTTACATTTAACTTATACATAAATTGCCTACCAAGTGAAGCAAAGAAAATCCTTAATTTAGCAACAAAGTTAAAAGAATACGAGGACTTAGAGGAACAGGGCAGACTTTTAAAATTGCCTTGCAGGGTGGGAGATACAGTATACGGAATATCAATGGGAAAAATTATTACCCTTATAGTAAATGAAATTTCAATATTTTATATGAAAGGCGAGAAGATAATTAATGTAAAATGCCAAAACGATGATATGTTCAGAAATTATATCGAAACGGAATTTGGCAAAACAGTATTTCTCACAAAATCCGAAGCCGAAGCAAAACTGAAAGAATTGAGAGGTGAAGAAAATGATAACAGTTGATGATTTAATAAAAATTCTTGATACAGAAGGAAATAGATATGGTGGTGCTACAGGAAAACCAAGAATGTTGAATTTATCTCTAAATGGCAATTTTGCCGGCAGTATTGAATCTGTAAAGTTAGATGGTTATGGAGATGGACTTATTACGGATGTGACGATGGAGATTACCTCATCTAAATTCACAACAACCAATGCCGACAGAATAAGAAATATGTCGGATGAAGAGTTGGCAGAACTATTGTTTAATAAATCAAGATGTGATAATTGCTTTGCTAATTGTAATGACAAGGATAATTGTCCGTCACTTGGTAGTTGCTATTCAAGGCATTTAGAATGGCTTCAATCAGAAGCGGAGTAAATCAGCGTAAAGAGCCAGACGAATGAGATGTTATCGAGACTGCCCTAACGGAGGTTGTGGGGCGTACCACGATAAATGTGAGAAGTACCAAGCAGAAGCAGCAAACAACCGCGAAACTAATGCAACTCGAATAATCGAGAGTGAAAAGGATAGCATGAGCTTTTTGTATCGGGAAAACAAGAAACTCATGAGAAAATGGGATAAGCAAAGGAGATAAGACAATGAATAGGGTTATCTTAATGGGGCGATTGACGAGAGACCCGGAAATCAGAACAAGTGTTGCAACCAACACTACAACAGCAAGGCTTACACTTGCGGTTGACAGGAGATTCAAGAAGGAGGGCGAACAGCAGACAGCAGATTTTATCAACTGCATAGCGTTTGGCAAGACAGCGGAGTCCATTGAACGATACTTGCATCAGGGTACTAAGATAGCGGTTGTCGGACGTATTCAGACTGGCAGTTATACTAACAAGGACGGCAATAAGGTGTACACCACAGATGTTGTTGTTGAGGAATACGAGTTTGCGGAGAGCAAGAACGCTAACGGCAGCAGTCCAAGCCAGCCGGTTTCAAATATGTCTGCCCCGGCAATGGCAAGTGACGGCTTCATGAATTTGCCATTGGGTGTAGAAGATACAGGTTTACCATTCAACTAAGGAGGTGAGGCAGCATGGCGAAGCAAAAGAAATGTAGCACATGTAAATGCAATTGCCGTTTGAGCTTCAAGGACGGTAAAAGCAAGCGACTAAAGGAATATAATTTTGGCGATTGAACTAGGAGGAGATAATTTGGGCATTCGGGAAGCAATTGAAATTCTTCGTGATGAACAAAAACTACTAATAAATGCAATAGCAGTATACAGTAGCGATTACTTGGGATTGAGCAAAGCAAGGGAAAGAGAGCTTACAATGATAAACAAAAAAAGAATTGAAGCTATTAACATGGCAATTGAAGCACTGGGAGGTAGAGAAGATGAAGTCTAAGAATGGTAGCATGAGTGCATTTATTTATGGCAAGCCAACAGGCGGTAGCCGTTACGTTGGAAGCAAGAAGAAGCGTAAGACTACAAGGATTAACAAGAGTAAGAAGGTGGTTTCGTGACGGAGAGTGAAGCAATTAAGGAATTACAACAGTACCGCGCAATCGGCACACTGGAAGAATTGCAGGATATGAAAAACAATTATTTTGAAGCATTAAGCGATTGGCGTCAATATCGTAAGATTGGAACTTTGGAAGAGTGTCGGACGGCGAGAGAAAAGCAGATACCGAAGAAACCTAAACATACATATATTAAGCATGGCAAACACACATGGAAGAAAAATGAAAACGGAGAAATAGACGATTTCGCATGGGATTATGATTACCACAATGGTGTTGTTTGCGAAGTCTGTGGTGAGACAGTATGTGTGCATTGCAATCCTGACTACATGGAACTTGACGATTGCGAAGAAGAGCATTGGAGTTGTTCATCTTGTGGGAAAGAGGTATATCGTAACACTAAATATTGTGATTGTGGTCAGAAATTAGACTGGTCAGAAGAAAGTGAGGAAAACAATGAGTGAAGAATTAAAGCCGTGCCCATTCTGCGGTGGGAAAGCAGAAATTATAATCTTTAGTGCCGAATACGGAACGGTGACTGTCGGCTGTACTAACGAAGAGTGCGATATTACTATGGGGAAAGCATTTTTCTCCGATGAAGAAGCTATTCAACACTGGAACAGGAGGGTGAACAATGATGTTGATAAAGTTGTGGAACAGTTGAAAGAATTAAAGAAGTATAATCTTAATTTAGCAGACGGTATGTTAGATATGCAATCGCATGGATTAGGTAGGCATTTTATATGTTTAGAAGATGCAATCGAGATTGTAAAGGCAGGTGGAATAGATGGCAATTAAACCGATTTTATTCAATACCGAGATGGTACGGGCAATTCTGGACGGGAGAAAGTGCTGTACAAGGCGAGTAGTTAAGTTTCCAGTAAATAGATACACAAACAATGTACCACTTGCCGACAAGGTAGTGTTACAAGAACTACGATGTGACAAGGCGAATTTTTTAGAGGAACCGTTTTTTAGTTTTGGCATGAATTTACCATATCAGCCGGGCGATATTCTTTATGTCCGGGAAACATTTGGTTATCCGATTAGCTTAAACTCGGACAGGCAGTATGTTTACCGGGCGGATGAGGTTGCAGAAAATGGTTTTAAGAATGATTCCCACATATGGCACCCATCCATCCACATGTCGAAAGAAGCCGCACGCATCTGGCTTAAAGTTACAGATGTGAAGGTGGAGCGGTTGCAGGAGATAACAGAAGTACAGGCACAAGCGGAAGGATGTAATAGTGGATTGCTTACCGGAGCCTGTACCGCAAGAGGACAATTTGAAGATTTATGGAACTCCACCATCAAGAAATCCGACCTTGACCGCTACGGCTGGGATGCATCACCGTGGGTGTGGGTGATTGAATTTGAGCGGTGTGAGAAGCCGGAAGGAGAAAATTAGATGAAAGATAGATATTTATTTAAGGCAAAGAGAGTTGACAACGGAGAATGGGTGCAAGGGTGTTATATTTACGATGTTGATAGAAGTTGTAGCAAGAGCCTTAGCGAATTTGCACATAGAATACAACCTTTATATGCGTTTGCGTATGCAGAACCTGTAGACCCATCCACAATCTGCCAATGCACCGGCTTGAAAGATAAGAACGGCAAGCTGATTTGGGAGAATGATATTGTAAAAGAGTTGTTCGGCAGGGGATGTGCACCTATTAAATATGGCAGCTATCAAAGTTGCTTTGACAGCACAAAAGTTGAACATATTGGATTTTATGTGGATTGGTTTGGTAGGTATGCTAAAAGCCGCAGAAAAGATTTAGGCTATTGGATAAATATGGTTGATGCAGAAGTTATCGGCAACAGATTTGACAATCCAGAGTTATTAGAAAGTGAGGAGCAGTGAACCGAAATATTAGACAGGCGAAAGCCATAGAATCAGAGAACCAAAAACGACTGCTAAAAGTCAATCCGAAGCTTGACAACGAAAGCGGGATATACTTCTTGACGAGGATTGACGAGAACTGCTTCAAGTACGCATACATCGGACAGGCGGTGCATATCCTTAGCCGATTAGCCCAACATCTTGTGGGTTATCAGCACATAGATTTGTCACTTAAAAAGCATGGGTTATACGACTTCAAGAGCAATCCTTACGGCTGGAAGATAGGATTCTTGCATTACCCACAGAATGAGCTTGACAAGTGGGAGCAGCATTACATCAAGGCATACGCTGATAACGGCTACCAGCTCAGGAACAAGACGAGCGGTAGCCAAGGCGAGGGCAAAGCACAGATTGACGATTACCGCCCAGCTAAGGGTTACAGAGAGGGCATACAGCAGGGAAGAAAGAACCTTGCAAGGGAATTATCCTCCATTGCAGAAAAGCACCTTAAAATCGAATTGAGAGAAGATAAGGCTAATAATAAGGTGTCGCAGAAACAGTATGAGAAGTTTATGGATTTGTTGAAAGTGGGTGAAAGTGAATGAGTAATGGCAATAAAGAAAATGAGCAGTGCAAATGGTATGTTACTCATACACCCTATGGATTTCCGGTTTATGCTACAGAGTGCGGAAAAATGGGACTTAGTTGTGCGACAGGTATTGACGTTTACTGCAATGCCTGCGGCAAGAAAATCAAGATTATTGATGATACAAAAGTAGGAGGGGGGGGGGGAGATGAATGAGCAATATTCCTACTGGTGCATACACATTTTCGGATTCTTATTTGAAAAACCTTAAGAAAGTTGAGTTGATAGAGCATTACAGAACACTGGAGAAAAATTGGTTTAATGAAATTAAATCAAGCAATATTCAAATGGATAATTCAAAGAAACTGCTTAAAGAAGAATATAACAAGGCTGTTGATGATTTGACTGCTAACATCACCGAACGCTTTTTCGGAATGGCTATGTCAAGCGGATTACCAACCGAGGGTGCAACTTGGGGAAATGCCATAAGACAAGTAAAGCAGATAGCAGAAAAGCTGAAAGGAACGAAGCGGAATGAAGATTTTAAGTAAGAAGAAATGCGAAGAAATTCTGAAAAGAATTACTGCAAATGAAATTATTCAGACAGAGTATGGACTACACGATATGGAAGCAGAAACAAAAGCGACAGAAAATAGAGCAGAAATAGCTTTTATTGTTGGTGGTATTAAAGGAATGAATAAGGTGCAGAACACATTAAGAAAAAGGTATAACAATAACTAAAAATTAAAGAAAGGAATAGGTTGTCGCGACATAAAACCGAGGTTTCCTTTTGGTAAGAGAAAATGTTAGATTTTGGATATTACAACATGGATTGTATGCAAGGAATGAAAGAATTTCCAGACAAATATTTTGACCTTGCGATTGTAGACCCACCATTCGGGGGAGGGGGCAATCCGATGAATGGGAAAAGAAAAAACGAGGTAGATTTGGAGGGCGGTTCGACAAATATCATATTGACAGTGGGGACTATCCCTAGCTCTAATTGTTGCAGAACAGGCGGAACTTGGGCGAAAAAGTATCAGACTAATGGGAGTGCAGAATTAAAGCAAGATATTAGGCACTGGGATATAGCACCAAGCAAGGAGTATTTTGAAGAATTATTTAGGGTTAGTAAAAATCAGATTATATGGGGCGGTAATTATTTTAATCTGCCACCAACAAGATGCTTTATTGTGTGGGACAAAAAGAATATTTCAGAAGATTTCTCTATGGCGATGTGTGAATATGCTTGGTGTTCATTTAATGGGAATGCAAAAATGTTTAGACATATCCCACAAGGAAATGCTAATGAAAACAGAATTCACCCAACACAAAAGCCTGTAGCGCTATATGAGTGGCTATTAAACAGATATGCAAAGCCTAATGACATTATACTTGATACTCATGTAGGAAGTGCTAGCAGTCTGATAGCTTGCTATAACACTAACCATAAATTTGTTGGGTTTGAGCTTGACGAATACTATTACAAGGTATCAAAGCAGAGGTTAGATACCGAAATGGCACAAATGAGATTAAGTGATTTTATGTGAGGTGCGGAATGATAGTACATTGTTTATTTGAACAGTCAGGCACATTCAAGAATGCTTTCAAAAAGTATGGAATTGAAGCCTACGACTATGATATTCAGAATGAATTTAACGAAACCGACTATGTTACTGACCTTTTTAAAGAAATAGAAGGGGGGTATCAAGGCGAGCCAAGTTTGTTCGATAAGATAAGCCATGATGATTTGATATTTGCATTTTTCCCTTGCACTTATTTTTCAGACCAAAGTCCTAGGCATTTATGCTGCACGGCTTATCAATATAAGAATTACACTATTGAGCAAAAATGCGAGGTGTCAATGAAAAGACATAGGCAGTTAAGTTTGTTCTATGAGACGCTTAACAAATTTGTTATTGTATGTCAAAGAAAACATCTAAGGTTGATTATAGAAAATCCGTTAAGCACTAGCGGAATGCATTATTTAACACATTTTTGGTGCATAAAGCCTAATGTTGTCGACAAAGACAGGACGTTGAATGGAGATTACTATAAAAAGCCTACGCAATATTGGTTCATTGGTTTGCAACCTAAGAATAATCTTATTTTTGAACCATTAGAGGTAGTTGATGTTATGAAACAAAGATATGTTACAAGCGATAATCCATTGGGAGTAGACAGAAAAACAGCAAGGTCAATGATACACCCGCAGTACGCAGATAGATTTATCAGGCAATATATTCTTGATGAAGAAATATGGAGAGGCAAATAATGACAGACGAAACAAAACAGGAAATACAAATAGTCCTTGACTTGCTAAAAGGTAGTCTTACAAGGAATGGTGTGTCAATGGGATTCGATAAAGAGAATCATACATTGGTATTCTTTGACACGAATACGTTCTTAGAAAGTAAGAAAATGGACGGATTTGGAGTTAAGTTAGAAGATTTAGTGAGATAGAAAACAAAGAGGAGCGGAATATGGCAGACAAGAGAATGTTCTCAAAAAAGTTAATAGATTCGGATGCGTTCCTTGATATGCCAATATCGGCGCAGGGTTTATTTTTTCACTTGTGCATGAGAGCGGATGATGATGGCTTTGTGGATGCACCTAAGAGGATTGCAAGGGAATGTCAAGCGTCAAGCGAGGACTTGCAGACATTGATTGACAAGCGGTATATTCTGACGTTCCCTAACTCTAACGTCATTGTAATTAAGCATTGGCGGCTACATAACACCATACCTAAGGACAGATATAAGCCAACGCTGTACACGGAGGAAAAATCGCAGATAGGTGTTAAGCCTAACGGAGCCTACACAGATGACCCGGCTAAGATGGTGAGTATGAGCACAACCCAAAGCTCAACACCAAGGACAAAGAACACGTTTAACAAGTTTTCACAGAGAGGATATACGGACGAACAATTCAAAGAGATGGAGCGAAAAATAATACAGAAAGGAGATAAAGATGGCGGCTAACGAAATATATTATAAACGCAAGGCGAACCATGAATGTACATATTGTGGAGCTAAACTGCCAGACAATTACAAGTTTTCAAAGTGCGAGAATTGCTTGAAAACTGATAGCGAAATGACTAAATACGCAAGGAAAATAGCACTGAAAGCAGGATTATGTACAATATGCAAGACAAGGAAAGCACGCCCGGGCAGGGTAACTTGCGAATTGTGTGGGCGCAAGAAATCAGACGAGGTTATGGCACGGCGAAAGCGGCTCAAAGCACAAGGACTATGTACCATGTGCGGGAAAGTGCCGCACACAGAAAGCTCCTGCCTATGCGAGGAGTGCAAAATCAAATGGAGGGGGTATAACTATTGATGGCAACGACAATAGCTTTTTTGACCGGAACGATATTATCAGCTATGGCAACATTTTTGATAGTGGGAGCAAGCAAAAACAATACAATTATTGAAGCGTACGAAGAGGGTTACAGAGATGGGTTAAATGCAGCCGGAAACGGAGTAAAATATGACGAGGTTCGCTGACAATCTTCGGGTGCTTATGGCAAGACAGAAAATATCACAGTTCAAGCTTGCCAGTGATTTAGGCTTGTCTCAGGCACAGGTAAGTAAGTACTTATGCCGTAAAGCATACCCTAGACCACATACGCTGAATAAGATAGCGACTTACTTTAATGTAAGTGCTGATGAACTTGAATGTGAAAGAATGTGAGGAGTGACACACAATGGCTAAGAGCGACAAGAAGATACATGAATACAGAATGTCGGGTGCGGCGTGGATATTAGATATCGCGCAGCGATACGGCATTGATGAAGCAGTTAAGGAGTTGAAGCAGAGGAACGCCGAGTTTATTCCGTTTGAAGTATCGCACGAAGAATTAGAAGCGTGTACCAAGCGGATAAAGAACAATGTTGTTGATTCTATATGCCTGTTATCAGCAGTCACGCTCCGAGATGAGTTTGACTTTGGGCGTTCAAGATTAAACCGATTTATGGATAGGTTTAATAGCAAGGCAGAATGCCTTGCCGATGACGATGTGAGTTGGGCGGACATGAGACAGACCATGCGTGAAGAGTGCGGCTTGGACTTTAACTGGCGAAGAAAAGAGGGAGAATAGGAGGAATAACGGCTTATGAAGCTGTCGAAGCTGACTAAGCCGGAGCTTGATGAAATTATTAACAACGCCAACTTCACAGAAGAAGAGATTGAAGTTTTTAAACTTCTTGCAAGAGGTAAAACCATAACGGAGATTGCACAGCAAGTATCGGTATGCAATCGGACGGTGAACAGGCGGATTAAAAAAATTAAGTCAAAAATCAGCAGATTGGAGGGGTAATCATGGTGATTGTGACACAGAATGGCAGGGAGATTAAGACAGGCGAAATCAAATTGCCGGACAAGACCAAAGAACTGATTGCATCAATAATTGACAATCAGTAAATATGAGCGTAAAATGTGCCGTAACGCGATAAGTACGGCACATTCTTTTTAAGAGGAGGTTAAACAATGGAATGTGTTGCGTACATGAGAGTATCAACGGAGAAGCAAGCCGAAGAAGGTAACGGATTGGAAAGCCAAAAGAGAGATATTCTCGACTACTGCTCCAAGAATGAGCTGATTGTGACAGATTGGTATGTTGACGATGGCTACACCGGGGCGAATATGAACCGCCCTGAGCTTCAAAGGCTTGTTGCTGACTGCAAGCACAAGAGGGTATCTTGCGTGGTGGCTTTTAAGCTTGACAGATTATCAAGGAATATGATTGATGGTTTATATATGATTGAGAAGATATTCCAACCGAACGGCGTACAGTTTAAGTGCGTACATGATAGTGTAAGCTATGATAGCCCAATGGAACAGGCATATACTCAGATGATGGCAGTTTTTGCACAGCTTGACAAAAATACAATGATGTTGCGTATGCGTGGCGGTATGCTTGAACGTGTCAAGCAAGGTTACTGGTCCGGCGGCGGCAACTTGCCTTATTGCTATTCTTATAACAAAGACCAAGGTATATTAATACCTATCCCAGAACGAGCGGAACAAGCAAACAAGGCACTTGAACTTTACATAAGAGGATATTCGGACGTAAAAATCTGTAAAATATGTGGGTATAAAGGTGAGAAAGTTGTCAGACAGATACTCACAACACCAGTAAATGTCGGTATGATACCATACAAGGGCAAGATATATCAAGGTTTGCATGAGCCTATATTCAACAAGGAGCAGTTTGAACTTGCGCAACAGTTGAGAAAATCTCGAAGCTGCAATAAAGCAAGTTGCATAACTGAACCGAACTTATTGACAGGCTTATGTTATTGTGGTGTGTGCGGATGTGCTATGCGCTATCAGAAGTGGACGCACGGAAAGCACAAGATATATTGCATGTCAAGAAATAAGGCTATGTCTTATCTGCCAAACCACAACCCGGACTGCAATAATTCACTTGAATGGGCAGACGATATAGAGGAGCAAGTCGAGAAAGAAATGCTCAAAATATCGCTTGACTTATCATCGTACAAGCCTAAGGAAAAGGAAACAAAGCTTGATATTATGCAGTCACAGCTTGACAAGGAGCAAGCGAAACTGAAAAGGCTTTATGGCTTGTATGCAGATGGCAACGACACAGTGTTGAGCATGATTAAGGAGCTTGAAGCAAACATATCTGCGATTAAGGAGAATATATCGGAAGAACGGAAAAACTTTTCCGTCAAGCAGAAGAACACTATCGTATATGATGAAATAAAAAAACTTGCCGATGTTTGGGACAGCATCGACAAGAAACAAAAAAATATGATATTAAAAACTATAATTGACAAGGTAATCATTGTCAACGGAAACATCGAGATACAATTAAAGAATTTTTAGCACTTACTGTATGCCATGCCTACGGCGGTATGCTAGTGCTAATGCCGTATTTATCGCGTTTTTTCAAAGGGGAAATTGAATATTTGTCGCTTTTATGTCGCCAAGCTGTCGCTTTAGGCGGCTTTTTTTATGCCAAAATATAAGCAAAAGGAGGGATAACCGATGTTGTCAGATAAGGTGATTGAGAAGATTTTCGCGAAAGAGGAAATTCAAAAAGCAGACCTGATGACGGTATCTCTTATTATTCACGCAGTTGGCGAAGCTATCGAGGAGGTAGAAGAAGAAAATGCAAATGAACAGTCCTCAATACAACAATCCTTATAACATTCCGAGCTATTATCCACAGCAGTACACAGGTTATCCACAATACTTACAGCAAATGCAGGCAGCAAGGTATCAGCCTCAGGAACAGGCACCGGTACAGATGCAAGGAACATATCAGCAACAGACAGTAGGCATCAATGGGCGAATGGTGCAGTCCGTTGAGAACATCAACGCCAATGAAGTGCCTATGGATGGCAGTATGGCATTTTTCCCAAAGCAGGACTTGTCGGAAATATATGTCAAGGGTTGGAACGCTGACGGAACAATTAAGACGATTGTGTATAAGCCCCAAATAGACAATAAGTCTGTGCAAGCGGTAAATACTTCACTTGATACGGAAAAACTCAAAATTGACCTATCAGAGCAAGTTACAGCAGGCATTATGCAACGCTTCGATGACTTATCAGCCAAGATTGAGCAGTTGGAAAACAAGGTAGCTTTAGGGACGCAGAGAAAAACTTCGCAATCGCAAAGCAAAAAGGAGAGTGACGAGGCATGATGAACCCAATGCAATTAATTCAAATGATGCGTGGTGGCAATCCGCAGCAGTTTTTACAACAGATGATGGGGAATAACAGCGTAATGAGCAACCCTATGGCTAGAAACGCTATGCAGATGGCTCAAAAAGGAGATTACAAGGGCATAGAGCAGATGGCTAGGAATTTGTGTCAAGAAAAAGGGTTAAACCCCGATGACATTATAAAGCAAATTAAAAGCGGATTTGGAATATAGCATATTAGAGGAAACCCGGGAACCTCTTTATGAATAAATTAAACAGGAGGACAAAATATGTTCAACTCAAATTGTGCATCGGTTCCGTTGGTCGCCAATATCGACGGAAACAATAATAATGGCTGGGGAGCTGACGGCGGATGGCTTTGGTTCATTGTCGTAATCTTTGCAATATTTGGTGGCTGGGGCAGTGGCTTTGGCGGATTTGGCGGTAATGGTGGAGCATTACAGGGATATGCGACACAGGCTGATATTCAGAGAGGCTTCGACAATTCGGCAGTTATCAGCAAGTTAGACGGCATTTCCAACGGACTTTGCGATGGATTTTACGCTATGAATAACAGTATGCTCACAGGCTTTAACGGCATTAACACAAATATCATGCAGACCGGCTATGGCATTCAGCAGGCTATTAACGCTGATACAGTTGCTAACATGCAGAATACCAATGCTTTACAGGCACAGCTTGCCAACTGTTGCTGTGAGACAAGAGAAGCCATTCAGGGTGTAAACTACAATATGGCAACCAACACCTGCGCTTTGCAGAACACAATGAACAATAATACAAGAGATATTATTGACAGCCAGCAGGCAGGAACGAGAGCTATCCTTGATTTCCTGACTAATGACAAGATAGCTACATTACAGGCAGAGAACAATGATTTACGCAGAGCTGCTTCACAGGATAGACAGAACGCACTTCTGACTACTGCAATGACAGCACAGACAAATCAGATTATTGATGCAGTAAGACCTACACCGGTACCATCATTCCCAGCAAGCAACCTTTACGGATATGCTTATGGATGTGGTTGCAATACAGGTTGTGGCTGCTAAACAACTGAATAATCAAGTATCTTAATCGGATTGGGTGCTTTTGAGTTCCACTCGAAAGAAAACTCGAAAGATTATGTCTGCTAAGCAGTATTACGTTGGTACCGACATTGATGTCGGGAGCATGGGGCAGACTTGTATGGTTTGCCCTTATTTTTTAGAAAGAGAGGTAAAAACAATGGAAATAACAGGAATTGCGTTACAAACAGTTGCCGCCGGAGAAGATGTTGCATTTACAGAAACACCGGTATGCGGTAGCAAATGTATAGTTCACAGACAAGGAAGCGGAATTATCAAGTTAAGAGGTATTACAAATCAGTGCAAGGCTAGATTTTTAATATCTTATAGTGGAAACATTCAGATACCTACAGGTGGTACAGTTGAAGCTATTTCGCTTGCAATCGCGGTTGATGGGGAGCCATTACAGTCAACAAGGATGATTGTAACTCCAGCCGCAGTCGAGAATTTATTTAACGTATCAGCTCAGGCATACGTTGATGTACCTTGCGGCTGTTGCAGTACAGTAGCAGTGCAGAATACATCTACACAGGCTATACAGGTTCAGAACAGCAACTTAATTGCTGTCCGTGAAGCGTAAGGGGGTGTGAGTATGCACATTGAACGTATGCACAGAATGATTGAGTGCTTGACTGAGAAAGCACTTGCAGAACTTGAAAACGGCACAGAACATATCGACACAGAAGAATACTCTAAGGTTATCGACATGATTAAGGACCTGAACGAAGCAGAGTACAAGGCTGTTATCGTTAAGTCTATGAAGAAAGCTGATGAGGAAGAGGAAGAGTATAACAAGGAACTTCTTAGAACCTTAAAGGATGAGTATGGCGAAGAGGGCGGCAGAAGATACTATGATGAATACCGCTATATGCGTACTGGCAGGTATGCACCAAAGGGCAAGGGCAGTTATGTAGGCAGACGCGGCTACGAGGAGCCACCATACTGGCACAGATACCCGGGTGATATGACGGATATGGATTATGACAGCATAGAGCACATGAGAGACATGGACAGATTGAGCCGGGGAAGAATGTATTACACCGACATGTCAGACCGCATGGGAATGAGTGACCAGCCGAGAGGCGGCAGTTCTACGGAACGTGATATGCGTGAGGGCAGAAGCGGTATAAGTCGCAAGCATTACATGGAGACTAAGGAACAGCACAAGACTAACACCCAGCAGGATAAGGATGCAAAAATGCAGTCACTTGACGAGTACATGAGGGAGTTGAGTGCTGATATGACAGAGCTTTTAACCGACATGACACCTGAGGAACGCACAATGTTGAAAAGCAAAATGTCAGTGCTTATGACTAAGATTTAATTTTTAAAGGTAGGGGCAGAAATGCTCCTACCATTGTGAGGTGCATTATGTTTACAATTAACGGCATTGATTGGAACTTGATATTTGCAAACGGCGCAAGCCCTGATTTGTTGCGTTCAGACGGCACTACAAGTCTTGCTGTGACCGATTGGAACCGCAAGAGTATATTTGTATCACTAGCACCTAAAGGGGCTTATCTGAGGCGTATAATCGCTCATGAGCTATGTCATGCGTTTTGCTTCAGCTATGACATATCAATGCCGATTGAGCAGGAGGAATACCTTGCCAACTGGATAAGTTTGTACGGCACTGATTTGATTTATTTGCTTGATGGTATTATGTCAAGCTTATCTCGGAGGGCAGTATGACAGCGGAACAGTTATTAGAGTACATAAGGAGAACTAATCCGGAAATGACAATGGAACGCATGATATACGAGCTTAGTCAATGTGAATATGCGGCTAAGTCTGTGATTTTTACGGCGCAAAATCAAGTTGAAAAATAATTCAAAAAAAGTTGTTGACAAATCGTGTGACTGGATGTATTATACTAACATAATTTATACTTCAAAGTAGATTAAATTAATTAGGTCTAAAGATTTGACCTAACACAGCGAGGCTAAATGCCTTGCTTTTTTGTTTACAAAATATAGTGCAAAAATTTTCAATACCCCCTACCTGTGAAAATGAAAAATAAAAAATCGAAGTCAAATTCTTGTGAAATTTGGCTTCGATTTGGTGTCATTTTTTCTGATTTTCTCGATATTTTTTTCAAAAATTTTCCCTAAAATTTTCGGGTCAACATTTTTGGTACGCCCCTATACCCGAAACACAAATTATGAAAACAGATTTCAGATTTTCACAAAATTTGGCTCGGATTTGAGGGCAGTTTTATTGTTTTTGGCTTTGCGTTCTATTATTCCGGGTACGCTAATGCCAAGATTGAGCCGTTCTATAAGCACAACCAAAGTATACAACCCGATGTCATCGACTTTACGCTTAACATATTTATATAATGTCGAATGTGATACCCCTGTAACGGCTTCCATCCGCAAATAAGTATAGCCTTCATTATGCAGATTGATTATCGTGTTAATGACATTATCAAATGCTTGCCGAGCCATAAGCTCGGACTTTTCACTATCGAAGCCGTAAATTCTATAATATATCTTCATGTAAACGGCGTAATCAGGTGTTTTATTATAATATAAATAGCTCTGCAATGTACGGAATTTAACGCCTATGCTTTCCGCAAATTCAAAAATTGTAACATTTTTATTTTTAATACTACTTTGCAGAAAGCTCTGCACTTTCGATGAAATTTCTTGTTTTGTCATTGTTTAAATCCTTTACTGAAAAGTTAAGCACAAGTAGACAAGGCTGTTAGCCTTGTCTACTTGAAAACATCAGCATAATTCTTTCTCAATTTCCTCGTTGCTGAGCTCTTCCAACGTGTCAACATATACCGCTCTTGTTTTGGTGTCGCTAATCTGAGCCCAGACAACATCTCGCCCATTCCGGCATGTGCTTAATGAAATGACATCATGGTCAATCTCATATTGAATGTCGGAATCCGACATGTCGTCGGTGCTATGAGGGAATATTGCCTCCCATATCGCTTTCTCTTCCTGTTCAGTTACTTCACGACCTTCATACCATTTTAAATTCATGTTAAAACCTCCCTTAAAATTATAATGTAAATTATTTTGTACCCGCCGGGTACTGGAAGCAAAATTTTAAAGTCCGAAATCAAATTTTGCTCAAATTTGTGTCAAAAATCATTCAATTTTTATCTGCAAAAGCAGAAATTTACGCATCAATCACGACCTCGGCGGCAAAATGACCGCCCAACTGTCAATGCGATTATACTACGGACGTGCCGAACGTGTCAACGGCGCAGAGCCTCCTCCCTTGTTAAATTTTCAAGCTCCAAAGCGGAGCCGATACCGCCGCCCGGCAATGAACCGGGGACATTCTCTGCGGCGATTGAGCAATTATAAACCGTAGAACTCAAGTATACGTTTCTTGCGCTCTTCTGATTTCTCGTGGTCTTTAATGTAACACATCATGTTATCACCCTTGCCGTCTGAATTTCCAAGTTTTTCAACAAATACCCAATTTTCGCCTGCGACAACCGATACAAAATAGCCGTGGCGCGCAGCGTATCCGATAGCTGCATACATAACTACGTCACTCCAGTAGTCTATGTTGTTTATAAAAACAGATGTTGTATCGCTCAGATTTTCGGTAATAATCCCGAAAATCTCATAGTCCTGCACATCGGAGCAGCTTCTCATATTCACTACTTTTAAATTTCTTTCTCCACTTCTCATTTTTAATACCTCCGTATATTTAATTATCTAGCCGACTTTATCGGCTGAAAAAGTGACGGACGGAATCGAACCGCCCACGGTGGCACCTGCCGCCACTTGGCTAGTTTGATAAAATCATTCTAGCTGTGTTATAAACGTACAGCCGATTGTGACTGTGGCGTTTAAAGTCGCCATTTTCAGCGATTGCGCGCCCGATATTCTCATACTTAAGGCTTACAAGCATTAAATACTTGTCTAGCAGTTCATCTGGGCATCTCAGACACTCGATGGCGTTTTCTATCTCGCCTTTCTTGCTGTTATAATAAATGCCCTCGATTTTCACGCCCTTGCTGTCCTGAAGCTTTTCAAATTCCTGCATCAATTCTGCTTTTGTCATAAAATCAACCATCCTTTCATTGCGTGCCCTGTCTCATCAGTGCAGGTGGGGCAGTTCCTGCAGACGGCGGCAGCTTCCGCCGTTTCGACTTAATTTTTCATTGCACAACCCGTCCAAGTTTTACAAATTGTACCGTTACAACTTATACCGCATTTTTTACAGCTATAACACATAGTATTCAAATCGTTATAATAAATGGTATATACTTCTTGTCTTTCCGCCTGTCGCATTGCAAGAACTCTTTCAAATGCTCTTTTTACAGCTGGAAGAACACGAGCGCCGCTTTTAATCGCCTTAGCAAGTACCGCCATTTCATCGTCTGTTTTATCGTAAATGTGAGAAATTATGTTATTAAATTCATCCTCTGAAATATTAAGCTCTTTCAAATCCTGTTCATATGTTCTCATATGTTTTCCCTTTCTAGTCTACCATCATCAGAGCCGGGCGACCATCCCACGGCTGACGCTCCGAAGCGGAGCGTTTCGGCTATTTTTTACGGCTGTAAAAATTCTCGCAAACCTCGTCGAACTCCTCCGGCTTGGCGATAAAGCGAACGCGATAGCCGTTGCCTCGGAGAGCATCTGCATAAGCTCTCTTTGTTGTAAAAGTATCATTTTTTACAACTCTTATCTCGCCCTCATATCTCACGCTTGCCATTAACATCATATATAGTCACCTCCTTATTTTAGGGTACAGCAAACACATGTTTTGTATCTGTTCTATTTCCCTTTCGTTGATATTATAATATCACGATTATTAGAGAATGTCAACAAGAAAATCACTTTTTTTAGAGATTTTCTTGTTGACAAAAACGCAGCGCCTTAATATAATGTAGTCACTGAGGAGGTGATATATTGATATCTTATAAGATAAATGTTACGGAAGCATTAAAAGAGGCAGGTTTTAATGCTTCAACAGCAAAACAGACCGGGATTTTCAGTCAGAGCACAATGCGGAAGTTCAAAGAGGGCGACACTGGAATAACCCTGGACAATCTCAACCGCTTGTGCTGCATTCTCGAGATGCAGCCACGCGACATCATTAAGTTTACGGAGACTGACGAGGATAGAAATAATATTTTGAAAAATATAAAATAAGTGTTGACATTCTCTAATAATCGTGATATTATAATGATGTCGGAAGGGAGAAGATAAGAATTTCCGAACGTGTGTTTGCTAAACGAAAAATTAAAATGGAGGTTCTAAGATGGATTTTAAAATTCAGTGGAGAAGAGAAAACAGAGCTGCCGACCCGGCAGCAGTTATAAAAATTAAAAAAGTTCTCAGGGAGCTGCCAGAACTCCTTGAGAACGACGCAATCACAATTAACCCTAGTGATTGTGATTTCATCGAGCGATGCGCAGATGAGTATTGCTCAAAACTCCGTACATTGAAGTACGGATATGACCCAGAGCTGGCGATACGCTGTGTTGTCAGCGACTGGGAACGCAGCGAGTTGGAGGCACTCGGTTTGCGGTAAACAGTTAGGCAATCGCCGAAGGCGGCGCACTGCCGGGGTTCGATTCCCCGGGTTGCTTTTACCCGGATAACCGGGAATTTAAAATACAGGAGGAGTTAAATTATGACAACGACAGAGTTAGCTAAGTACATAATCGCGGTTGAGGTGCTGGAGAAGGAGCAGGCTCCACTTAAACAGCAAGTAGGGGACCTGATACATAAGAAGTTCACAGTCGGATTGACGAGAGACGAGCAGGAACTTCTTGCAATGTCCGACAAGGCAAATCAGCAGTATCAACTGATACTTGCTGACCTGAGACATGTGGCAGGGCTGGACAGTATATGCCTGTCGCGTGAAGAGCTTGAAGAAGACCACCGAGCCGTAGAAGAAGCTCATGCCTCAGTGAGTGAGTGGCTGGCGGGATATGGTGAATGATAAAAACAAGCCCCGGCGAGGTTAATCGTTCCGGGGCTATTTTCATGCTGTAAAGTGCCTATTAAATTAAATAATAAATGGCTCCTGCCAAGTCACGACCGATTTAACAACGATACCAAGCGACATTAACGGTCGGCACTTCCAGCTCTCACAGCATACATGATTTGCGGCTGATTGTCAACGTATCAGATATTATATTGATGTATTTTAAGCATTGACAAGTCCACGGCTAACTGGTATTATCATAGACGGGCGAGGGCGACTAACTCATGGCAGTATCGCAGATAGCACATTGACAACCGCATATCTCACACACCTAAAAATTTAGACCAATAACAATCCGTTATGTGGTCTTTTTGTCGTTCTGTTAATATCTTAACAATGTATCTTATTTAATCCCATGTCTTTAAGTTATTTATGTATCGTATATTATTATAAAATTTACTGTCATAGATTAAGAGCCTGAGCCCTTATATTATATTTATATAGGGCTGCCGGGCACATGGACACAATCTACATCATTACATTAACGTGGTAAAATCTGTATACAAACCGTATACATTCCGTTACCAAAGTGTAGCCTAGAGAAGATTAGATAAGATTAGACAAGGTAAGATTAATGAGAATGTGTAAATAAATAATCGGTTTTTAAAAACGTATATAATTATATACTGTATATGCGATTAGTACCAAAGTACTACGCATAAATACCCCAAAGTTATATTTTATATACTTTATGTATATAGTCATGTCACCAATCATGTGATATGATAATCTCATGTGTGAGAGATAAAGAGATTATGATTTGGAGGTGATTATATTATGTGTGACGATAATAACGGTTATGATATTCAGACAATCAGGACTGTTGATGACATGAGAATTGTAGCTAGTGATATAGTCACTAATTACTGTGATAGACATAACATTGACGAGAACGATATATTTCCGTCTATATGGGCTGACATAATTACCGAATTAAACATATTACTATTTACCCCATGCAATAAAGTACTTAAAAAAGTAGACGGTATTCATAATGAGTACGATATAGACAAGGTTGAATATGTTTATAATTATATATATAAGCGTCTCTGCAATAGTCATTGTCAAGAGGTGACTATTAAGGGCTTTCTTGATATGTCGGGTATTAATAGACAGACGCTGTATGACTGGTCGAACGGTGCACTTAGCTCTCAGCGTTCCGATTTAGCTAAAAAAATAGCCGAAGATAACGAGGAGAGTCTATTCAACTTGATGAAGGATAGACGGCTCAATCCTATGAAGGTGTTGCCTAAGTTAAACAGATACCACGGCTGGAATATGCCGGGAGCTAGAGCGGAGAGAACGGAGAGAGAAGCCCTTGGAGCTGATGCCTTAATACAGCTTGGTCAGCAGCCAAAACCGCTTGAGTTGTCCGATAATGGCTCCGTGATTGACAGTAATAATTGATGTTTTATCACATTGAGTTTTCACACAATTTTATACAATTCATAAATGCCCTATTTATAAGGGTTTGCGGATATGTGGCTTAACGTAAACTATTCGCAAAAGTTAGGTTTAACGAATAGTTGAACTATATGCAATAGAACGATGCTATTATTGTATGAATTGTTTGGGAATTGTGTATAAATGGACTGATGGCACGGGACCATCCCGGGGTGGGGGTTATATGGTTGCTGGATACGCCGCCTCTAAGTCCTCTAAACTCCGACAAAAATAAAAAGCCCTTATCACATAAAGGAGAATGAATATGACAGGCAAAGAATATCAGCAGTTGGCAATGAGAACCAACGACGGACTTAATAGACTGCGTTTAGAGGACGTAATAGCAAATCAGGGTGACATATCGGTATCACAGTTGCTTAATGGAGCATTAGGGCTTACTGGTGAAGCCGGGGAAGTCTCAGACCTTATCAAGAAGGGCATATTCCACGAAAAGGGCATAGACCTTGAACATCTGAAAAAGGAATGTGGAGATGTGATGTGGTACTTAGCAATGATAGCCGATGCTTGCAACTTTACGCTTGATGAAGTTATGCAGATGAATGTTGACAAGCTCAGGGCAAGATATCCACAAGGCTTTGACGCTTACAGGGCTAATCACAGGCAGGAGGGCGATATATGATAACGGATTTGGTAGTATTTGGAATTTTATGTATGCTTGAAGCTCCTGCATGGTGCTTCGTGGCAATCGGTATATCGGTTTTAATCAGGGTAATCAGTTTCGGCATGAACTTAGGTGCTAGACAGTCAAAAAAGCCTTAGATGAGGCAATAAAGAGGTCGTTGAATGAAATATCAAGGCAGAGAGATAAATGATGAGTGCTCGCGTTGCGGTAACATATTTGAGTGTGTTCTATTTCTCAAAGGTCACGGCATAGGCACAGAGCGTGAGCATGTGGCAGATATGCTTAGATGTCAATTTAAACACAAGGAAAGGCATGATAAAGGCAATGGGGATAATTAGATTTCTCGGTCTGACAGCTTTAGGGATATTTATAATCGGCATAATAATAGTGCTCATAATGATTTTTGCCATAGCCATAAGGGCACTTATGTAGATGTTTAAAGACATGTAATTTTTCGGGCTATCGTCAAGCGGTAAGGCACAGCACTTTGACTGCTGTATTCGTCGGTTCGAATCCGACTAGCCCAGTTTGGTCATGCAAATGACCATCGGACTTTTAAGTCATGTTGTTTCATAAACTCCACCTATTAGCGGAATGCTGTTAAGAGCCGTCACAAGGCTCGATAGGTTTTCGGGTTTTGTTGCTGTAGTTACCCGGCGCTCCATAACACGCTAAAAGAATAGCAACAGTGCGGACAACATAAGCCGGGAAGCTTGCGACGCTGCTGATTCTCGCTGTCGCCCAGTCTGCACTTACGGAATATAGTTCAGTTTGGCAGAACGCTCCGCTTGGGACGGAGAGGTCGTAGGTTCAAATCCTGCTATTCCGACTGCCTCGAATGAGGCGCAAAGCAATACCCCTTTTTGATTCAATTTTCGTGTAGCCTTGCCACCGCTCGGCAAGTAAAACAAAGAGCGGACATGGCGCATTAGTCAAGTGGTTAAGACACCGCCCCTTCACGACGGAGACGTGAGTTCGATTCTCCCATGCGTCATTTAGGCATAATTGTCTATTGGCATGTAGCTCAGTTGGTAGAGCAATCGGCTGTTAACCGATGTGTCGTGGGTTCAATCCCCACCTTGCCAGTTGGTGTGCGGTAAATAGCGTAACGCAAACAAAGAAGTTGATTGGTAGCATGTTTGCCAAGTAATAGGCGGGAGACGTCCGTAATTAGCAACAAACAGCTTTCAGAAACCAGTCCATGTGCAGCTTGATTTTGCCACACACCAATTTGCCAACATGGTGTAATGGTATCACAGCGGCTTGCTAAGCCGTCCAACAGAAATGTTGTACAGGTTCAAATCCTGTTGTTGGCGTTTTCACATACAAGCGAAATGGAAATATAGTTGTTGGCTATCTGTATTTTCCTAAAACCAACCGGTATGTGAGTTGATGTGTGGCGGAATAGGTAGACGATAATCAGATATACAAGACTTCGCTCGGTGAAACTGCGTAACGATATATGCAAGCGAGATAGCGTGAAACATCCCCTTGATTGGTTGTGAAAGCAATGCTACCCATTATACCAATGGATGCGGATAAGTTTGGAAGATGTTCCCATAGACTTGCACGAAGGGTAAAACGAGGCGTCGGTACACGCCTATTGTATATTATGTGTGGTGCAAATCCACACCGCATCAATCTTTTAGTATTGGCACTGAATTACGGAGGACTACAATGGACTATTTTAGCATGTATAGAGATATATGGACATTCCACAAGAAGTACATCGACAAGATAAAGTTTGCCGATGATAAAATGTGGGCTGAAATAGTCACAGAAAGTAGTGAACTTGGAAAGAAATATGATAACTGTGGCTTTATTACGGCATTGACAATGAACGAGGTGAATGAGTTTGAGAAGATTAGCAAATCTGTACATCCGATACAAAACTAAAAACTTAAAAAGAATACCATTATTTACGATGACATTCAATTATCCTAAGTATAAGGCTGAGGGCAAGAAAGATAGCTGCATGTTTTACGCACACCCTTATATTGCACAAGACGAATTTGTAAAGAGCAAATTACAGGAAGTTGTTGACCATATCAGAGATAACTATGATTTAGAGATATTTACGAAGATTTGAGGTGCAATATGAAAGATTGCTCAATTTGCAAATATTGCGATATAGATTATGATTTTGATGAAGAAGAATGTGACGAATATCCAATATATATATGCCAAAAAAGAAACGACACATCACTTGATTACAAGTGTAAAGACTTTGAACGATACAGTCCGCAAAAATATAAAGAGAAAGATACAAAGTGCGATAAATGTGAGCATCTTGAGATTTGTCTTGATAATGGCAATGTTATTGATTGCAGGACAGTTTGCGATACAAGAAGTCATTATATAGCTGGTAGAATGGGGTGCGTTAAAAATGAATAACTGCAATTTAACCACCTGCCGATACAACAAAGACAATAAATGCACAAATGATGAAAAGAGAACAGAGCGTATTGAGGTATCTGTAAAAGCAATGGGTGTTGATGTTTCTGTTGATGCAGTTAATGAGTATGCAAAATCAATCTTAGGCAGATACCCTAAAGACAATATGGAGTTTTCAAAAGCTTTAGCAGTGAAAGTCCTAGAGGAAACAAAATCATTAGCAAATAGCATGAAAAAAGGGCGAGATTGTGAAAACAATGCTACTTGAAAGACATATAAGTTTTTGTGAAAGCATATTAAAACAAATGAAATAGAAACTTACCGGCTAACAAACAGAGTTAGTCGCTACCCTAAAACAAGACGAAGAAAATAGTCTCTAAATAATTTCCGAAACACTAAGAGGTGCGTACAATATTGGTGTGCTAAGAATAGCTTTTACTACTGACTACGCATATTACCGGCTACAGATTGATTGTAGTCGCTACCCTAAAACAGTTATAGGCAGAGGTCTATAAGCACCTTTGCTGGAAAGCGAGGTGCTTTTTCTTTTGGCAAGTCTTGAATTGATTAAGCAATTCCAGAATAACAACAACTACATAGAGCGAAAAGGAATACATAACATTGTTAGAGACAAAGAAACTGACATTGTTATTCAAGCCTATGTAGAATCCATCAAATGGGGTATGTCTAAAGATAAAGACGTACCTTTTTCACTGGAAATTTCCAAAAAAACTAAAAATTTAATAGATGCTTTGGTCTGCGAATCAACTAGCGGATGGCATATACCCGACTTGGAGGTATATTGCGGTGAAAATAGCACAAACTTCAAGACACTTGATAGCTATTATGAGGTTCTAAGGTGCGAATCGCCGTACTTGGTTGACAGCTTTTTTAGCTATATCGAGATTGACGAGAAAGACCCATTCAAGCGGTTTTACTTCCCAAGGCGCAAGGTATTACAGCCTGTTGTTGGGGCATATCAAGAGGTTTATGACGGCAAATTAGATTTCCTGTCGGTATCGCAGCCTAAGCGTACTGGAAAAACGACCGGTGGACTGAGACTTGCAATGATGATGGGCGGAAGGGAACCTGATGGAAGTATATTCGGCGTTGGTAAGGGTGAAGGACTTGTTAAGCGTTTCTATGGTGGACTATTACAAGGCTTTGAGACGGAAAGCATATACAACAGGTTCTTAACTGTATTCCCAGAGGCGGTCAAGATAGGTGAAAAAGATTACAAGAGTGCCGAGAACTTGTCTATCGACTTAAAAAGTAAAAATATATTTCCTACTTTTACTTGCAGACCTATTGACGGAGCAATCGTAGGTTGTACAGAAGCAAATGCGCTTGTCTATATTGATGACTGCGTTAAGAATCATGAAGAAGCAAGAAACAGGGATAGATTAGAGTTCCTATGCGAAAAGGTCACAGATGACGTATTAGGACGTAGATTAGAGGGAACACCCATTATTATCCAAGGAACTAAATACAGCCTGTATGACCCTATTACAGCATTACAGAATAAGGCAGACGAATTAGGGTGGCGGTGGCGTGAAGTTGCAGTTCCAGCACTAGACCCTATAACCGATGAAAGCAACTGGGAAATATACCGCAAAGACAAAAAAGGCTTGCGAAAAATATTCACAACTGACTACTACCGCAAAGAGCGAAAGCTTGTATCAGAGGAAACTTGGGCGGCTGAGTTTCAACAGGAGCCGTATGAAGCAAAGGGGCGTATGTTTGCTGAGAATGAGCTTAACTACTTTGAAGAACTTCCGATTGACAGAGAGCCGGATGCTATTATGGCGGCTTGCGATAGTGCGGATAAAGGAGAAGATAGTTGCTCAATGCCAATAGGATATATCTTTGGCAACGAGGTTTACATAGTAGATGTTGTATTCGATAATGCCGGAACACAGTTTACCAAGCCGGAATGTGCCAACATGTTGATTAGGCACAATGTTAAGACCGTTACATTTGAGAGTAACAGTGCCGGAGAGTATTTCGGACGTGATGTAATGGAGATTGTAAAGTCGCAAGGTGGTAGATGCAGTGCGAGGTTCAAGTTTAACTGCTCAAATAAGATAACACGAATGGAGAATGCAAGGGACAATGTTATTCGCGATTACTATTTTAGGGATTTCAGGAAAATGGACAGGCAGTGTCAGTACTACAAGTTTATGAAGGAACTTACAACAATGACAAGAAGCGGAAAAGTAAAGCATGATGACGCACCCGACAGTATAGCATTGTTCGAGAATGAAATGCGGTGCGGCGTGGTGAGACCAGCTTCTATTATATCAAGCCCTATTTAGGAGGTGACACAATGACGACAAAAAGTATCTTATCGCAATACATTGACATTAAAGATGAAATCAGGGAAGTAAGAGCCAAAATTGACCGATTAGAAGCAGATATTCAGAGGATAGAGGACGGAGAGAAAGTTGTTGACAGTGTCGCTGGTGGATTTGGTGGAACGCAACATTTCCGAATCGAGGGCATTCCGTATCCTGAATATAGTCGCAAAAAGACTTTGCTTTATTCAAGGAAAACCACTTTACAACTGCTTGAAGATGATTTGCTTACAAAGACAAACGAAGTCGAACAGTTTATTGCAAGCATACCTGATAGCCGCATGAGAAGGATAATAAATCTCAGGTACCTCGAAAATATGTCATGGAATAAGGTTGCGGACCATATCGGCGGTGGCAATACAGAGGACAGCGTGAGGAAAGCATGCGAGAGGTTTCTGAAAAGCAACTAAAGTTGTCCGATATGTCCGCTTGACGATATGTTATAGTTATACTTGAAAAAAGTTCGTTCAAGAGCTTAATATTCACTCCTCTTAGGAAAAGCATCGTCTTAATGGCGGTGCTTTTTTGCGTGAAAGGAAATTATGGGAAACGATAAAAAGAAAATATACTGTCCACAATGCCACCGCCGGGTTGCGGAGTGGGACGGAAAATATTCAGGGAATATAATAGTCGGTTGCCGTAAGTGCCACAAAAAGGTTGTGTATTACACAAATACAGGCATTACGGACATAAAGCCATGGGCTCCAAGGAAAACAGCAAGCGGCATGACATATCTTTAGGAGAAAGCAATATGCAGACAGGACGCAATATTTTATTTACGGAAGAGCCGGAAATTACATACGAGAATGTTTTAGATGTGTTGCGCAATGTCTACACAGCACACGCCCAAAACGCAAACAGAATACAGTTCTTGCTCAATTATGACGGTGGAGAACAACCAATTATACGAAAGCATAAAAAAACTTACAGACCCGACATTGATTGCGAGTGCTCTGATAATGTGGCTCATCAAGTCTCTAATTTCTGGACTTCTTATGCGTGGGGCAACCCGATAAGTTTAGTTCAGAACGGTGACGATATTAACGAAGTTGTAGCTAAAGGCATATCGGAGCTTAATAAGCAATACGAGCTTGCCAAAATCAAGGCCAAGACACAAGAGATTGGAAGATATGTTGAGATAGGTGCTGTATGCAATGTGCTTATTGATGTAAACATGGATTGGGAACCGGGAAAAAGCTTTTTTGAGCTTGATGTGTTAGACCCGCGAACATCATTTGTTGTCAAGTCAAGTTACTACCCGGATAAGCGTACAATGATGGGGGTTACTTACAGGCACAGCGTTAAGACAGGCAATACATATTTTACTTGTATTACAAAAAAATACCGATTTGAGGTTGTCAATCTCCAAGAGATTGCAAACGGAGATTACACCAAGAAAGAAGCATGGAGGCATCGTCAGAGAAGTGGTGAGATAAATCCACTAAGAGTTATTCCGATAGTTGAATATTTTCGCTCTTATGACCGCATGGGTGTGTGGGAACATCAGTTATCGGAAATGGATAATCTCAATTTGCTTATATCTGATTTTACAAACGATGTCGAGCAGAATACACAAGCTGTATGGCACACAAACGATGTTGAGTTTCCAACAGAGCGTAAGGTAACAGACAACGAGGACGGCACACAGACTGTTGAAGAGACTGTTAGAAAGCCAAAGTCCGGCGAATGGTTACAGACCTATACAACACCGAGCGGCAAAACTCCACAGGTTGAACCACTCGTTATCAATTATGATTATGCCGGAATGCTTAATAATATTCAGTATCGAAGAGATAAGATACTGGAAAAGTGTAATGTTCCGCTAACAAACAGCAACGCATCTAACATAACTGGCGTTGCGGCAAATAACGCATCGGGTTGGGACCATGCTGAGGCTGCGGCATCTAAGCAGCAAATGATAACCGAGAGCTGCAAAATAGACGAATTAGAGGTTGTCCTTGCGGCTATTAAGCATAGCCCTTATGTTCCGCAAGACAGCCCATTAAGGCAAATAAGCCTGAGCGATGTTGAGATAAACATAAAGAGGCAGAAGTTATATGAACTTTCGACTAAAGTCAATAGCATAGCCACACTTGTCAAGACAGGCTTTAATGGCGGTAAAGTAATCAATGCGATTCCTGTATTTGACGACCCTAACGAAGTTTGGGAGGCAAGCAAAGATACAGTTGAAAAAATACAAAAGAGTAACATCAAGGATGATGCAGTCAACAGTGACCGCACAATGCAAGACTTGTCAGACCAAGTCAGCAACAGCCCTTTGATTGATAAGAATAGGGCAAACAAATAAATATTTTTAGTTAATAAGAGCTATCAAGTTTATCTTGGTAGCTTTTTTATATGCACAGAGAAGTGGGTAAAACACAGAGAGACAGAGAAGTCAAGAAAACACAGAAAAGTGAGGTAACAAAAATATGGCAGATGAAACCAAATCAACAGGAACCGAAAACCCAACAGGCACACAGCCGACCGAAGGTAAGCAAGATACACCGACAGTTGAAGAGCTTATGGCACAGCTTGCCACAGAAAAGGCGGACAGAGCCAAGGAAAAGCAGGCACTTGATAAGGCTTTAAAGGAAAAAGGAGAGCTTACCAAGGCTTTAAGAGCAAAGCAAACCACCGAAGAGCAGGAAGCAGAAGCCAAGGCAGAAGCTGAACGCTTGCAGAATGAGAAGTATGAGGAAGCCATTAAGGAACTGAATCATATTAAGGCGGTTAATGCTTATAAGAGCGTGTCGGAAAAGTCCATAGAGAAGCTGATTGATGCAGTTTCGGATGCAGACCATAACGCCATAGCAGCAATCATAGAAGCTGAAAAGAAAGCAGCAGTCGCAGAAGCACAGACGGAATGGATGAAGTCAAGACCTAGAATGAACATCGGAGGCGAATACTCCGGCATGACCAAGGAACAGATTATGGCAATTCCTGACAGAGCAGAGCGAAGAAGAGCCATTGCTATGAATATGGAATTATTTAATTAGGAGGTAAAAATATGCCAGCAGAAGCAAATTTAATCAAGAAGACCGACCTTGTAAGAGCGAGAGAGGTCGAGTTTGTAAACATTTTTAGTGAGAACATCAAGAAATTAGTTGAGGCACTCGGAGTAACAAGGAAGATTCCGAAGCAGGCAGGCTATACACTGAAGTCTTATAAGGCTACAGGAACACTTGTAGATGGAAAGGTTGCAGAGGGCGAAACTATTCCACTTTCCAAGTATCAGACAGTAGCGGTTCCTTACGAGGAAATCACTCTTAAGAAGTGGAGAAAGGCAACATCAGCAGAGGCGATTATTAGCGGCGGCTATGACCAGGCAGTGCAGATGACAACTGACAGAATGTTGCTTGATGTTCAGAAGGGCATTAGAAGCGATTTTTTCACATTCCTTGGAACAGGCACAGGAACGGCAACAGGAGAAGGCTTTCAGGTGGCACTTGCTCAGGCATGGGGACAGTTACAGGTTAAGTTCGAGGATGATTCCATCGAGGCTGTATACTTTATGAACCCACTTGATGTTGCAGATTATCTCGCAAAGGCTCCTATTACATTGCAGACAGCTTTCGGCATGACATACGTTGAGAATTTCCTTAACCTTGGAACTGTTATTTTTGACAGCAAGGTGCCGCAGAAAACTATCTATGCAACGGCAAAGGACAATATCGTGCTTTATTATATTCCTGTCAATGGTGCTGACCTTGGAGAGGCATTTGACTTCACATCAGACCAGACAGGTCTTATCGGTATTCATGAGACACCTGATTACACAAACATGACAGCATCGGACACAGTAGTTTCCGGCATTGTGCTTTTTGCTGAAAGACTTGACGGAATTATCAAGTCAACTATTACGGCAGAAGCAGCTTAGGAGAGACAGAATGGGCTATAAGGTAGTTTACAGGTTCAAAGATTTACAAGACCTTAATCATGTATACGAGGTGGGGGACGAATACCCTCGCCTCGGTGCAAACCCTAGTCAGGCAAGGATTGAGGAACTTGCAAGCAATAAAAATAAAATCGGCAGACCGCTTATCAAGGCAAGGAGCAATTCTGCAACGCCTGTGGAATTGCCTAAGAGTGCTCATAAAGACTTGACAAAGACTGCTATTAACCGCATGTCTACAGCAGACTTACAGGAACTTGCCAAGACACAGGGTATCGGCGGTGCTGAGCTGTTAAGCGGTGCGGAGCTTAAAAAGCTGTTAATCGAGAAGTTCGGATTGTAGGAGGGCTTATGTCATACACAACATTAGAGCAGGTCAAGATAAGGCTTAAACAATATCATATTGAGACAACTGAAAATGCTAGTGTTGTGATATGGGACGAGTTAGAGGACAATCCGCACATCGAACAGCTTATTGAGCAGGCAAAGCAAGAGATTGTCAACGTAAGGAATTATCCGAGCAGTTATACACAAGAGCAAATTGATGATGACTTAGCCAAGTACGAGAGCGTTATCGTCAATCTCACCGTGTATGACCACTCGCAAGCTGGTGAGAGCTTTATGGCAAGTTACTCCGAGAACGGCATTAGCCGTAATTGGGTTGACCGCAATAATCTACTCGCCGGGGTAATTCCATTCGTTAAGGTATTATAAGAAGATTGTGCGTTACCAATATGGTAGCAGGCGGCACACTTTAAGGGTGGTGGGCGGTGTGCCAATTTTACGATTACAGGAGAAACAGCATAATGGATTTTTTATTGCAGACATATACAATCGCATTACCTGTAATACTCGGATATATAGTATGGCTTTTGCAACAGCAAAAGAAAGGTAAGGACGCAAACAGCAAAGGAACAATGTTACTCTTGCGTGTGCAACTCATTGAATATCACGACAAATATATGAAGTTGGGTGAAATACCTTCTTATGCGTATGACAACTTCGTTGAGATGTACAACGCATACCACGCATTAGGTGGTAACGGCATGGTTACGAAGATGTATAACGAGATACAGGCATTACATTTAGGCAAAGCAGGAGGTAAGGATTGATGGACATTACACAGGTATCAACAGTAGTTGCAATCGTTGTTATCACTTACTTAATCGGGTTAGCTGTTAAGGCAATCCCGCAGATTAAGGACAACTACATTCCCATAATTGTAGGCATTGCAGGCGGTATCTTAGGTATTATCGGTATGTATGTGATTCCTGATTTCCCGGCAAATGACATTCTCAATGCTATTGCGGTCGGCATAGTGTCGGGACTGTCAAGCACTGGTGTAAATCAGATTTACAAGCAGGTTAAGAAAGATGCTTGACATTAATAAGCAGAACATGAAGTATTCTCGGCAAGGACAGCGTACAGTTGTTTATGAGACTGACAGCGAGGGCAACATAATCTATGAGGGCTACACTGACAGTGAGGGTAACTTTATTCCGTATCTTGATGACGATGGTAATAAGATACCGCGCATCAAGGAGGAATACATAGGCTATTCACTGCCGGTTGCTTTCAAAGCAAATATCGCCTTTAGCGGCGGTGAAGCACAAGCAGAAGAGTATGGCTTTAACGTGGCAGACTTTGATGCAGTTATGTTGACGGAACGCAACGAGCTACCATTGAGCAAAGGTGATGTTATATGGCTTGATAGTGAAATTGGCTACAAGGACGAGGACAAGGTTCATGTTGACGAGATTACAGCAGATTTCATCGTTGTCGGAGTAAAACCGTCCTTGACTTCCATAAAATACATGCTGAAAGCTCAGGTGAAGTGATGGCAAAGCACAAGATTGTCGTTAATGTATTTTCGCAGAAGTCCATTGAGGACGCGATAAAAGGCTTACAAAGCTATCAAGATTATCTGACATACAAATGTCAACTACTTGCGGAAAAACTGGCAGAAAGAGGCGTTGAGATTGCGAGAGTACAGGTTGCGGAGCTTGACGCAATATTCACAACTGAATTGCTTTCAAGTATTCATTCTGAATATAAAGGAAGCGTAAAAGGTGGCGGCGTATGGGCGGTTGTAGTAGACAGCTCACACGCTGTTTTTGTTGAATTTGGAACTGGCGTTATCGGCAAGGCACAGCCATATAAAGGCACATTGCCTGAGGGCGTTACTTGGGAGTATGCAAGTGGTAAGACAATCAGACAGCTTGCCGATGGGCGTTATGGTTGGTTTTATAAGGGTAAGGATGGCAACTGGTACTTTACAGAAGGTATGCCGTCAAGACCGTTCATGTACAACACAGCGAATGAGCTTAGGTCAATCGTTATCAGCACAGCAAAGGAGGTATTCAAGGACTAATGGCGAGCGAAAATTCATGGGCGTATGACATTGAAAGCACAATATATTCCATTGTCAAGGCTAAGACATACTCGGCAATTAAGAAGAAATACCCCAACTTGCTGTTTACGAATAAAGGACAAAGTGACAGTTCACCGACATTTCCAACGGTCTACATCCACATGTTGGCACCAACGGAGCAAGGGCGAACGATTGACGGACAATCCATTAACGGCTTACTTGTCACATTTCAAGTTGATGTCACAACTAACACAAGCAGTTCGGATGTGCGTTGGGTGATGAGTGAGATTGCTGAGGTATTCAAGACTATGCGGTTCGAGGCTAAACCGATGCCAGAAACTTCATACGCAGACAAAATTTACAGAAGCACCGCGCGTTTCGGGCGCGTTATCGGTGCAAATGACAGATTGTTATAACTAAGAGCTTTTTAAGGCTCTTTTTTTATTTTCATTTTTAAGGAGGAATACAAATGGCAGTAGCAGGTATATCTACATTAGGTGTTACGTTTGGTTACGGCACTGAAACAACAGCCGGAACTAAGCCAACAACATTCACACAGCTTACCAGAATTAATACTATTGGGGGAATTACTATTGACCCACAGACCATCGACGCATCAGCACTTGAAGATATGGTAACAAGAAGTATTAAGGGTAGAGCAGATACAGGCGGTACATGGACTGTTACAATCAATCTTACAGACGAGACAGAAGCAGAATGGGAAGCTCTTATGACAACGTATAAAGCTCTTACCGGCGGCAAGAGAATGTGGTTCGAGACGATTTTTAAGGGCTTGACCAAGAGCTTTTTTGTTGTGGCTCAACCGCCAGATGAGATTCCACATCCATCAACAGACCAGAATGGTCTTGCAACAGTTGAAATCAACCTTACAATCGAGGAATACAAAGGACTTGACACAAAGGTGGAGCTTACACCGGGGGAATAGTAAGTCATTCAGCTAATATGGCTGTACTGAATGACGATACAGCCGATGATTACTTGTCGATGTATGGCAAGTAAGTGATTATTTGACAGAGAAGGGCGGTCTACGGACTGCCCCTTTTCCTATGGCAAGCATAGGAGGAAAAGGAGAGCATAATGATAACATTTGATATTGATAACAAGGAATATAAGTTAGAGTTTGGCTTTGATGCCGCAGAAAATAAAGACATCGTGCAGAAGATGTTCGATTATATGACCGGAGCATACATTTATAAGGAGAACGGCAACACAATCACCGCAATGTCTAATGGTGCCGGTAAGATGGTTGCTGATTATAGCGAGGTATGTCACATGGCGTTTTATGCCGGCTGCTTACAGCATAATCAGGTCACTAAGGCAGAAGCTAAGGCTCTGACACGAGAATATATTAAACATAAGAGAAAGACCGACAGCAAGTACGGTTATTATCAGTTATTTGATGACATTAAGAAGTGCATGGAGGACGATGGTTTTTTCGTTTTGAGCGGTCTTCAGGAGACAATCGAGCAGATGAACAAGTCGGCGGCGGAGCAACTGGAGATGATGCAGAAAGCAAAGGAAAAGAAGTAAATTTCCACAAACTGATATGGGAAGAATACTTCCCGCTTGCGTTTTCTATTGGCATAAGCCTTGAGGAATTTAAAAAACTCACACCTAAAACTTTAGGCTATTGCCTAGAGGGTGAGAAGCTTAGACGTAAGGAACGAGACAGGGAAGTATGGCTATGGACAAGACAATACGGCTTGCCAGCTATCATCATCGGCACAAGAGGCGGTGCATGGGGCAAGGATAAGGTTGAATATCCTGAACAGGCTATATATGTTGCACAAGACCCAGTGGAGCAAGAACGGCTTGCAGAACGAAAAAGACAGGAGTTACTTACACAGCTTATGGGTATGCAAGAGAGTTTTGAACGCAATAAGAGAGAAAGAGGCGGTACGGAGTAATCTGTGCCGCTTTTATTTTTATGACGAGGAGGTGAGAGAATGGCAGAAGTTGACAGCTTGGAGATTGGGTTGCAAGCAACCGCCCAAAAAGCAAACACAGCAATAGATAGTCTCATAATCAAGCTTGGCAACCTTGCAACATCACTTGGACGCGTCAATGGCTCTGAGCTTAATACATTGTCAATGAACGTCACCAACCTAAGCACTTCAATGAGAGCTATTACTGACGTGGGTACAGCAAGCTTTACAAGGCTTGCCAAAAACATCACCAAGATAGCAAGTGTTGACAGTTCGGCACTTAATACGGTTGCAAGCTCACTTAATTCCACGGCGAGTGCGTTTAACCAGTTTACAGCGGTGTCTGAAAATGCGGCGCAGATTGGTGAAGTCGCTAAGAACATAGCAAAGCTTGGCAACAAGAGTGTACAGACCTCAATTACGAATATGCCGCAGTTGGCAACTTCACTCACAAACTTACTCACAACGCTTGCGAGTGCACCGACAGTAAGCAATAACGTCATCCAGATGACCAACGCATTAGCGAATTTAGCAAGCCAAGGTTCGAAGGTAGGTTCTGCTTCACGGACAATTCAAAGAAGCCTAAATGGGGTTCAGAGAAGCGCACAGACGGCAACCAAAAGCACATGGTCACTGGCTAAGGCGTTCGGTAAATTCTATGCTTCATATTTTATGGTTGTTCGTGGCATTAAGGGCTTGTGGACTTCGATTGAAAGCACCACGGACTACATAGAAGCATTCAATTACTATGCAGTTGCGTTTGGCAAAATCGGTTCCGAATGGGGCAAAGACTTTGAGAAGTTCGGCTATGACAATGCCACTGATTATGCGAACAGCTTTTCAGACAGAGTAAGTGCATTGCTTGGTAAGCTTTCGGGACTGCAAGTTGATGTTGATGACGGCTTGTTGACTGCAGACAGCACTAAGAACTTAGGCTTGAATATTCAGGAAGTTACGGAGTTCGCGTCACAGCTTGCCTCAGTGACTAACTCACTTGGACAAACAGGAGAGACAACCACAGCAATAGCAAAGTCAATGACAATGCTTGCAGGCGATATAAGCTCACTTTTTAATGTTGACTACTCATCGGTAGCCACCAACTTACAAAGCGGCTTAATCGGTCAATCAAGGGCGTTGTACAAGTATGGTATTGATATTACCAATGCTACACTTGCGACATATGCATATAACTTAGGAATTGAAAAGTCTGTATCAGAAATGACGCAGATGGAAAAGCAACAGTTGAGAGTGCTTGCTATTCTCGACCAGTCTAAGGTTTCATGGGGTGATTTATCGAATACGCTGTCATCGCCCTCGAATCAAATACGTCAATTTAACACAAATATCAAAGAAACAAGCATGGTTCTCGGACAGTTGTTTATCCCTGTCCTTCAAAAGGTTATGCCTGTTGTCAATGGCACAACAATCGCGATTAAACGTATGCTTGTGAGCTTTGCAAGCCTTATGGGTGTTAAGATTGATTTTGACGCTTTCGGGCAGAACGGTTATAAGGATACCTCTGACGGATTAGAGGATATGGCAGATGGCTATGACGATGTGGCTAAGGCAGCTGACAAGGCGCAAAAGGGTGTTCGTGGGTTCGATGAACTTAACGTAATTAGCACTGGCACTGATACGAGCAAAAGCACGGGCGTAAGCGGTGACACAATCGACCTCACAGACGAGATAGTAAAAGCAACCGAGGAGTACGAGAAAGTATGGAACGATGCTTTTGACAAGATGGAGAATAAGGCTGAGGCATGGGCTGATAAAGTGCAAGGCTTTTTTGAGCGCATGTTTAAACCGCTTAAAACATGGGGCGGTAAAGTTGACTGGAAGAAGCTTAAAAACGGCTTTAACGGCATTTTGGACTTTGCTAAAAAGTTTACAGTTGGTACAGGCACAGGCTTTTTGGATTTTATCGAGGGTTTATCCAATATCGGTGCGCCTGCTATCAATCTTTTAGGTGGTGCCGTAGAAATATTATTTAAAGCACTTAATTTAGTTCCGGCTCCAGTGTGGCATACATTGGGTGGTGCTTTAGGTGGCGTCGCAACAGCTCTTCTTGCCTTTAAAGCTTATTCTGCTATTGCAAGCGGTATAAATACCGGCTTAGGTAAATTTGCAGATGCAATTTTGAAAATTTCAAGTGCAAAGCCGGTTAGTGTTGGCGAGGGTGTTGGTAAACTTGGTACAGCGATAGCTTCATTGAGCACAGGCGGCTATGTAGTGCTTGCTGTTGGTGCATTGGCAGCGGTGGCAGGAGCTATTATATCTGTTGAACAAGCTTATGACAACATGGTTGATAAATTTGTTGACGCAAGCGTGTTCGACAATCAAGGAACCGCAATAAGCAATATTGCCCAAAGCGTGATTGAGCTTATTGATTCGACCGGCACATCAAGTGAGGACATGACAAACTTTGCTACGGAACTCGAAAGGGTTAACACCAATTTACAAAATGCAAGTGAAGAAGTTGACAACCTTAAATTCCGTTTTGATAATTTAGGGCTTGAAAATGTGACAGATAATGACATTGAGAATATGAAAACAGCTGTCGGTAACTTAGCTTCGGCGTTGCGTGATGATTTGCAAGTAAACTCTGATATGGCATGGCAAGCGTTACAGAATATGTCTAGTCAGACTGCTGAGCAATTAGGTATTGATGTAGGAACCATGACAACTATTTTGTCTCAGTTCAATGCAAAGTTTAATGGCATATACACTGACATGGAAACACAAGCAAATGTCATTTTCGATAAAATACTTAGTGGTACTGCCACACAAGCCGATGTAGACGCTCTCAATTCGCTTCTTGATGACATGAATTATCTGAGTGAAGCGGCAATTAAACGTCAAGTAGAATTAGAAAATACCGTTAGCGACATGATGAATATTAATTTCGGAAGTGTTGAAGAAACCACTAAGGCTATAGCGGATATTACAGAAGCAGGGCAAACAAAGCTCAATGAGGTTGATGAGTATTATAAGAGCCTTATGGACCGAGCAAACGAATGGAAAATATCCACCGAGCGCGCCCTTGAAATAGGCAGAATCACGCCAGAGGAAGCCTCTACATATCTTGATTGGATTAGCCAGTACAAAGAAGCTCAAAGTGCTAACTGGAATGAAGAAAAGAATAATATTACGTCACAGATAAGTACAACTTTCGATTATATTCAGTCACAAGTTGAGAAAGCAGGAGTTGAAGCTTTCCAGAATGCACAAACTAAAGACTGGGGCATTGCCGAACTATTCAAGAATCCTATTCAGGACGTGGCTAAGAGTTTTGACAAAAATACTTTTAAACCAATTTCAGATGCTCTTAGTAAAGGAATGGAAGCTCTTAATATTGAACCATCTAAAGATAATCACCTGTATCAGCGGTGGCTTGAGAATGCTACATTGTCTGAGAATGACGTAAGCGGATGGGCGATGCGAACTGCAAATACTCTTGGTAATGCCATATTAGCCAATTCAGACATTACAACTAAGGCATTTGCGGACATGGCAGGGTATGACGTAAGCGGTTATACGGACGCAATGAAAACGTATGAGCCGAAGCTTAATAGATTAATGATTGGTGTTGGAGATAGTCTCTTGAACGGTCTTGCTACATCACACGACATTAACAGTCCGTCTAAGGAGTTTGCTAAACTTGCTCTATATGATGTTCTTGGTTACAACCAGGGCATATCGAACAACACAAAACAGTCATTAAGTGCAATGCAAACTTACGCTGCTAAATTACTTAATGGCTTTCAGCTTGCATTATTAAAACCTATTACCAATATAGGCGTGCAAACAATGAGCGGGTTCCTTAATGGCTTGACCTCAATGGAGCAGTCAGTATACAGCAAGGCAGACGAGATAGCCAAGAACGTAGCAAAGACTATCCAATCTGCCCTTGATATTCACTCACCATCAAGGGTTATGTTTGAACTTGGTGCCTACACTACAGAGGGATTTAAGGAGGGCATGGAAAGCCTCTATAAGCCAACAGAGCTATCCGTTAAGGATTTTGGTTTTGGAATGGTTGAGGCGGTTCACCCACAGCAGTTGTACAGCGGTTATGCCGATTACACACCGAGCGTAAGCACATCGACAAGTACCACAACGCAGAACTATTACAACACAAGTTCGAGCGTGGACAATGCCGAGACAAACGCACTACTGAGAGAGCAGAACGAGTTATTGCAACGCATACTTGCCAAGGAATACGGCATAAGCAAAAGCGATATAGGCAAAGCTTCAAGAGAGTATGCAAGAGACTTTTTTAAGCGGACAGGGCGTGACGCTTACACATTTTAAAAAAAATCCTCAACAGGTGCATGACGTATCTGTTGAGGGTTTTTATTACAAATCATCAATGAGGAGACAATATGGGCGTTCAAGATTACACAGAAAATTTAAAATTTTTGTATGAGTATTTGTCAGAAACAAATTATGAGTTGGCTGAAAAATTGTCAAGGTTCATTCGGGATGGAATTGGAAAGCCGGAAATATTGTTTGAAAGTGCTGTATACGCAAGCTTTAACAAAGCCTATTGCAATTCGGCTTTGCTCTTGTTAGAAGCTTACGAAGCTTATTTGCTAGAAGCAGGAAGTGATTTATATCCTTTTATGATTTATGCGGTGCGAGAAGAAATTTTAAAGAACATGATAAATGTGAAGTCAAACACATCAAGTAAAAGCCTGTACTTGCTAAAAATGAGCAACGGAACAGTCAAAATTGGAATTGCCGCAGATGTAGAAAAGAGAGTTAATCAATTAAAACATGCTTCTGGAATGGATATAGAAAAAATTCTATTTACAGATAATTTTGATGATTCTGAAAAACTAGAAAATCTGCTTCACAAAAAATACAAAAATTGTAGAAAAAATGGAGAGTATTTCTTGTGTGAATTTTCTGATGTAGAAAAAGACATTATTAAGCTTGCTAAAGAAAAAAACGTAAAAATTCACAGGATTTCTTAATGCCATTCATAGAAATCCCTCGTAAACCACCAATCCGACCAAAAAATTACTTGTCGCATGAATTGACATACCTCCCATAAAGTAGTAGTATTAAGCCACTACACAAATATGGGAGGTATTGTTATATGGAAGAAAAAACCACTAAAACCGACAATCAAAGCAAAAGCAGTGAGGATATCAAAATAAATGTAATATCCATACTGCTTGGTTTAGCTTTTTTGTTAGGTGTATTTTTGGCTTTAACTGGTAGATTTATGATTTTATTGTGGATAATAGGCATTTTTTTAAGCCTGTTTTGCTTATTTTTGGGTATAAGACTTTGCTTTGATGTCCACGCAATCAGAAAGCACCTTGACAGCAAGGAGGGCAGATAATATGAGAAGATTAAAAATCGGAGTAATTATTTTATCTGCCGCATTGATTATGGGCTGTTCATCTAACAACAGTTCGCAAGCTGAATATGATAGCCTTATGGTGGAAAAGCAGTCACTTGAAGCCGAACTGGCAAAGCAAAAAGAGACTACCAGTCAGGAAGCTACCCAAGCTGAAACTACACAAGCACCGACAACTACAGAAAAAGACACATCGACACAAGAAGTTACAACAGAAGTTGTAAAAACCACTGAACAAGAGAACAGTGACGTTGAGATAGTTGCAGAATATAATATTCCCAGCTATGCTTGTACGTTTCATTTTGTCATTGTAAAGAACAATACGGATAAGACCTTAAATGTTACAGCAAATTCAAAGGCATATACAGCAGATGGCTCACTTGTAAGCGTTGACGATGCTGAATTTGACGCTTTAGGTTCGGGTTGCACATCCATAATAACAGAAATGTTTGATACGGATGCTGAAATTGCTTATTGTGACACCGAAATATCAACAAAAACAGATGGTTGGTACGAATCGGTTATACAGGATTTATCCTACACGGAAACACTCATAAAAGATGGTGCAATATATGAGGTAACTAATAATGGCGATAAAGCAGCAAGGTTTGTTGAAGGCTATGCAATATTTTTTAATGGCAAAGAGCCGGTAGATTGGGACTATACTTATTTTACTGATGATGACAGCGAATTAAAACCGGGAAAATCTATTTCAAAGCAGTTAAACTGTTCTGAAACTTTTGACCGAGTGGAGTTTTATTTAGACGGAAGAAGATAAGCAAGAGGGAGCTGAAAAGCTCCTTTTTGTTTGCAAAAAATTAAAAATAACTCTTGACAAAATGTAGCAACAAATGTATTATAAAAGCACAACAAAATGTTGCTACAAAATAAAAGGAGAGTGATAAGCGTGTCGCCTAAAATAGGGCAAAAAATCAAAGACAATCCCAAAGACTTTATGTTGAGGACAAGGCTTGATGACGAAACCGTTAAGAAGTTGGATTATTCGGCAGAAAAACTCAATGTAAGCCGTTCAGAGATTGTCAGACGTGGTATCGAAGATGAATACCAAAAGGCAAAAAAGAAGTAATCGCAAGATTTGGCGGTCACACGATTACTCCTAAATGTACAATCCGCAAAGGAATTGATAAATCTATACTATCATTCCTTTTGCGGAAAATCAAGGTTTTTTGGAAAGGAATGGTATGATATGGCAAGAATTAACTGGAGAGAAGAATTTGACAAGGTAGACGAGGAAAACATGAGACTGCTTTGCGAGTGCAGGAAAGAGCAGTTGAGAAAAATCATTATGCAGGTTATCTTGGATTGCGATAACGAGAAGTACTTAGACAATATCGCAATTTTCGCCGCCGCTACGAATGGCAAGAGCGTAGAGCGTGTCATGGGTGGCTATGAACTTACCTCAAAAGGAAAGGCAGGTGTTGCATAATGGAAGAAAACAGAGTAATACTTCACAAGCTGATTGACAGCATAACAAGCTGCGGAACGCTTGAATACCTTGCAACTTTTGTAAGATTATTCTTAGAAAAGTGGGGTGACTGATATGGCAGAGCTTGTAAAAATTGAGGGAACAGAGCTGGCAATCCGTGAGTACAACGGACAGAGAGTTGTCACATTCAAGGATATTGACACAGTACATCAGAGACCAAGTGGAACGGCGAGAAAGACTTTCAACAGAAACAGGAGCAGATTTGAGGTAGATAAGCATTATTTTATGCTTCAATTAGGAGCAGAAAATGCTAATGTCCGTTTAACGGACATTAGAAATATCGTTGTACCAAGCAGAGGTATAACAGTATTGACAGAGCGTGGCTATCTGATGTTGGTAAAAGCCTTTACGGATGATTTGTCTTGGAAAGTGCAGGACGAATTGATAAGCGGTTACTTCAAGGCTAAGGCACAGCCGCAGACAGCGGTTGCACCGGTGCAGGTTGAGGACACCAAGTACAACACAAGCAATACACTGGTGCCTAAGGTCAAGAGTTGGTATATGCGCAACAGAAGCAACCTTGAATGGGTAGCGTACAAGACGAATTGCAAGCTTTCGTACGTTTGCCACAGGCTTTTAAAGCGCATAGGTGAAGAATATGACCTAGATGCGGCAAAGAAGATATACGAAGCGGAGACTGGACACGCACCGCAGTACCCACTTGATATTGTGGACTATTTTCCTCAATTATCGGCAATGGCTACATGGTGGTTGAATGACTTGATTAAAGTGATTGAGGAAGAAAAATAAAGGAGATTAGCAAGATGAAAAAAGTATTATGGTTCAGCAGACATGAGATGACGGATGAGCAGAGAACAGCATTGGGGGATGTTGACATTGTACAGGTTGACAAAACAATCCAGCACGCAACGGAATTACAGGATGAGATAGCACAGGCAGACATTATCGCTATAGTTGCTCCGATAGGCTTACAGGCAGAGTTCTTGAAGCTTGCAGGCGATAAACCGGTAATAGTAGCAGTTAATGAGCGCACGCTTATCAAGAGCGATGACGGTACAGAGAGCAAGGCAGTTTTTAAGTTCGTCAAATGGGAAAGACTGCTAAAAATAGAGGTAGTCAAGGAAGACTACGTTCCGGAATAAAAGAATAACAAATAAGTATAGGAGGCACGTTATGGCAAATCAGAGATTATTTATAACAGAGGATTCTCAGGAAGGAAATGTAGGTAGCTCCATGAGCACTACATATTCCTTTGACAATGGTACCTTGACATTGTTTTGGAAAGGTAAGACGGTGCTTGTTCAGCCAGCTAAGGTTGGAGATGCCTACTTAGTTGAATGCAACGGAGATATTCCAAAAATAATGCCGCTTGCATTACCTCATGGTAATGAAGAAAAAGTAATGTGGCTTTGCGGCTTCAACAAGTACTGTCGTGCTTTATCGCACGAAAAGTACGAAGAGATTCTTGCGAAGAATCGCGTGGCAAGAAACTGGTGGAACTATAGGGAGTACACACGAAGTGGCGATGGCTGGGTTGTCACTCTGTGCAATCGCCCCGATTTCGGCGGCGTACATCATGTAGTTGCATATATTGAGAAGGGCGCTTCAAAGGCTACTCTTAAAGAGTTTCTGGAAGGCTACTTACAACTGAGATGGTTCTACTTTCCAAAGCCTTTTGTTCAAAAAGTTCTGCATGAGATAGGAATAGAACTGGATTATAAAGATGATGATTTCTAATATACATGAAACAGCGCCCCTATTTTAGGGTGCTGTTTTTAATTAAAATTGCTTTTACGATTTACTATACTAAAATCTGTATACATTCTGTCAACAAAGCGTAACCTAGATTAGATAAGAATAGTA